TGCAGAAACCCCGGTACAGCCCAGAAGACGAGCAGACGCTCATGGCTCAGCTTTGGAGTCCTGCCCTGAAGGACGACCCCGAGGCGTTTGTGCTGTTTGCGTTCCCTTGGGGGCAGAAGAACACACCCCTCGAACACTTCAAAGCCCCGCGCACATGGCAGCGCAGGGCACTGCGCCGGATACGGGACTTCATCAAGGAGAACCGGGGCAAGCAGAGCAACGACGAGTTGATCGACGCGCTGCGCAGGGCTGTATCGTCGGGGCGAGGGGTGGGTAAGTCTGCCCTCGTGTCGTGGCTGATCCTGTGGATGCTCACAACCCGCATCGGGTCAAGCGTCATCGTGTCGGCCAACAGCGAGAACCAGTTGCGCAAGGTGACATGGGGTGAGTTGACCAAGTGGGTCACGATGGCGCTCAACGCCCACTGGTGGGAGCCCACGGCTACAAGCCTAAACCCGGCCAACTGGTTGACCGAGCTGGTCGAGCGTGACCTGCGCAAAGGCACCCGGTACTGGGGTGCCGAGGGCAAACTGTGGAGCGAGGAGAACCCAGACGCCTATGCCGGTGTGCACAACATGGACGGCATGATGGTGATCTTCGACGAGGCCAGCGGTATTCCAGACAGCATCTGGTCCGTGGCTGCGGGCTTCTTCACCGAGAACATTCTCGACCGGTACTGGCTGGCGTTCAGCAACGGACGGCGCAACACCGGGTACTTCTACGAGGCCGTGGACGGCAGCAAGCGGGAGTTCTGGGAGAGCGAGAAGATCGACGCCCGCACAGTCGAGGGCACCGACAAGACCATCTACCAGCAGATCATCAACGAGTACGGTGAGGACTCGGACGAGGCGCGGGTCGAGGTCTATGGTGACTTTCCCTCTGCGGGGGATGATCAGTTCATATCATCATCGATCGTTGATGAAGCCATGCGTCGGCCACGGCTCAAAGACCTGTCCGCCCCCATTATCGTGGGTGTTGACCCTGCACGGTTCGGTTCTGACTCGACGGTGATCGCCATCAGACAGGGGCGCGACATTATTGGCATCAAACGCTTTAAAGGCGACGATACGATGACGGTTGTGGGCCATGTCATTGAGTGTATTGAAGAATATAAGCCCGCGTTGGTGGTGATCGACGAAGGCGGCGTGGGCGGTGGGGTTGTAGACCGCTTAAAAGAACAGCGGTACAAGATTCGGGGCGTGAATTTCGGAAATAAATCAAAAAACCCGCTTATGTATGGTAATTTAAGGGCTCAGATGTGGGGTGATATGCGCCAATGGCTTAAAACTGCGTCGATTCCTAGTGACAGAATACTTAAAACTGATTTAATATCACCTGTAATGAAGCCCGACTCTAAAGGTACGATCTTTTTAGAGTCTAAGAAGGACATGAAAGCGCGGGGCCTAGCCTCGCCTGATGCAGCAGATGCTATATGCGTGACGTTTGCATTCCCCGTCGCGCACCGAGAGTACGCAGAACCAAAGCGCCGTAGTCAATCAACTAATAGTTTACAAACTTCTTGGATGGGAGCTTGAAATGCCTAATACACAACCTATCGGCGTAGCGTTTGCCGATCAAGTTATTTCCGGCGGTACAATTGACAACACACCTATTGGCTTAGCAACACCTAGCACAATCGAAGGTACAACTGTTTACGCAGACACAGAGATTGGTTATGGAACTCCGGCACAAGGTGCGGTCACTCAGCTTACAAGCAAATCTACCGGTGTGACGCTTAACGCCTCTGCCGGTCAGATTACCTTGAACGCAGCCTCCTTGGCTGCAACCACAAACGTAACTTTTACACTGACCAACAGCGTGTTGTCAGCCAAAGACGTGTTGCTTTTAAATGTGACCAACGGAACCTCTGCGTCTTACAACGCCTTTGTGTCTAGCATGGCAGCAGGCTCGGCGACTATCACCTTGCGTAACATTAGCGCAAACCCACTCGCTGAAGCTGTTGTCCTTAACTTTGCAATCATTCATTGTGCATAATGGCTAAGAAATCCGTGTCGTTATCGGTAGGGCGTGGCGAGAAACTACCCGCCTCTCAAGGCGCGGGGTTAACTGCCAAGGGTCGAGCCAAGTACAATGCGGAAACGGGCTCAAACCTAAAGGCACCCGCCCCCAATCCTAAGACCGAAGCAGATAAGGGGCGCAAGGCGTCATTTTGTGCCCGCATGGGTGCGGTTGCAGCCCATGCCAAGGATGGCGAACGTGCAAAGGCATCCCTTAAACGGTGGAAGTGTTGAAAACTGGACTTTACGCAAATATTCACGCAAAACGCGAGCGCATTAAAGAGGGCTCGGGCGAGAAAATGAACAAAGTCGGGTCAAAAAACGCCCCAACTGCCAAAGATTTCAAACAATCAGCCAAAACTGCAAAGAAGAAATGATCCAACCTCTACACGACAATATTGCGGTACGCCCTGACCCGTTTGTGCAAAGCGGGTTGCTAGTCCTACCCGAAACCGATACCCAAACGGGTGTAGTGGTAGCGGTCGGGCCAGGCAAGAAAGACTCCAAACGGCCCTTAATGGTTGCCGTAGGTGATCATGTCATGTACAGCGGTACAATTGACCGCAAGTATGAAGATTTGATCCTGATGAAAGACAAGGACGTAATCGGATTGGTATGAAAGACAAAGACATCATAGAAACCGCACTGCATCGCATGACAATGGCGATTGCCGCCTATTCTGATAGCCGTGAGGATGAACTTGATGATCTTCGATTCTATGCAGCAAGTCCAGACAATAATTTCCAGTGGCCAGCCGACGTGTTGGCTACTCGGGGCTCAGTTCAGGGTCAGACCATCAATGCGCGCCCCTGCCTTACCATCAACAAGCTTCCCCAGCACGTTCGCCAAGTTACCAACGACCAACGCCAAAATCGACCAAGCGGAAAAGTAATCCCCGCTGACGACAAGGCTGACATTGAAGTCGCCGAAATTTTTAACGGCATGGTGCGCCACATTGAGTATATGTCTGACGCGGACGTCGCATACGACACCGCTTGTGAAAACCAAGTGGCGTATGGTGAAGGCTATATCCGGTTGCTTACCGAGTATGAGAGTGCCAATTCGTTTGATCAGAACATCAAAATCGGGCGTATTCGCAACTCATTCTCAGTCTACATGGATCCAACGATCCAAGACCCGTGCGGCTCAGACGCACAATGGTGTTTTGTGACCGAAGACTTAATGCTCGAAGACTTTGAGCGTATGTTTCCGGATGCACAACCCGTGTCATCCTTACAAGCGCAAAGCGTGGGGAATGAATCCTACGCACCTTGGTTAAGCGTAGACACCATCCGGATTGCCGATTATTACTACGTCGAGCATGAGAAAGCTACACTAAACCTCTACTACGGAAATGTTAGTGCTTTGAAAGGCTCACCTGAAGACCAGCAAATGGTTCAGATGGGCATGAAGCCAATCAAAAGCCGTATTGTTGACGTCAAAAAGGTCAAGCATTGCAAGATCAACGGCTTTGAAGTGCTTGAGCATAACGATTGGGCAGGTGATTGGATTCCGGTTGTGCGGGTGGTCGGCAACGAATTTGAGATTGACGGGCGCATTCATGTGTCGGGCATTGTTCGTAATGCCAAGGACGCACAGCGGATGTACAACTATTGGGTGAGCCAAGAGGCTGAGATGCTTGCCTTGGCGCCCAAAGCACCGTTTATCGGGTACGGCGGTCAGTTTGAAGGTTATGAAATGCAGTGGAAAACTGCCAACACGACCAACTGGCCTTACCTTGAAGTTAACCCTGATGTGACCGACGGTGCGGGCGGCACACTCCCGCTCCCGCAACGCGCACAACCCCCTATGGCCTCAAGTGGCTTGCTGCAAGCCAAAGCGGGTGCTAGCGACGATATTAAGTCAACAACAGGGCAATATGACTCTAGCCTTGGTGCGACCTCTAACGAGCGTTCAGGCAAGGCCATCATGGCGCGCGAGCGTCAGACCGATACCGGCACTTATCATTACGTTGACAACTTGGCTCGAGCCATTCGGCACATTACCCGCCAAATCATTAATTTAGTGCCTAAGATTTACGACACACAGCGTGTTGCCCGCATTATGGGCGAAGACGGTGAGCCTGACTCAGCCAAAATCGACCCTATGCAGCAAGAACCGGTCAAAAAAATTGTTGACCAAAACGGCTTAGAAATCGACAAGATTTACAACCCTGGTGTTGGAACGTACGACGTGATGGTTACGACTGGCCCAAGCTACATGACCAAACGCCAAGAGGCGCTCGAGTCGATGGGTCAATTGTTGCAAGGCAACCCACAACTGTGGTCGGTTGCGGGCGATCTGTTCATCAAGAACATGGATTGGCCTGGCGCCCAAGAGATGGCCAAGCGGTTTGCCAAGACCATTGATCCAAAACTCATGGATGACGGCGACAAAGACCCAGCCCTCCAAGCCGCCGAGCAGCAGATGCAAGCAATGGCGCAAGAGATGGAACAGATGCACACTATGCTGCAAAACGTGTCTAAGTCTATGGAAGCACAGGACATTGAGCGCAAGAACTATGAAGCGCAGATCAAAGCCTTTGATGCTGAAACCAAACGTATCTCAGCCGTTCAAGCGGGCATGACTTTTGAGCAAATCCAAGACATCGTGATGGGTACGGTAGCCGCTGCAATGGACACGGGTGATCTGATTGGCGGCGCACCACAGCGCCAGCAGTTCGAGATGCCGCCTATGGAACAAGACATGATGCAGCCTCCAATGGATCAAGGTATGCAGCAGCCTCCACCTGAACAAGACATGATGCAACCGCCCCCAATGATGGAGCAACCACAATGAAAGTGGCAGATTTTGTAGGAATGTTTTTCTTAGCGCGCGATGTCACGCACAGCGTACATCTGAACACGCGCAGCTATTCCAAACACAAAGCATTGCAAAAGTTTTATGAGAATATCATCGACTTAACTGACAATTTTGCCGAGGCCTACCAAGGTCGCAACGGCATGATCGGCGCAATCACTTTGCAATCCTCTAAGAAGACGGCTAATGTCACCGAGTTTTTAGAAGACCAGCTTGAGGATATTGAAAAATATCGCTACGACATTTGCGACAAAACAGATTCGGCTTTACAGAATTTGATTGACGAAATCATTACCCTTTATCTTTCCACGCTTTATCGACTCAAATTCCTTTCGTAAGGCATATCATGGCAAATTACACCTACATCACGGCGTCTAAACAGATCAAAGTTGGCGCTGGCAAACTCAGAGGTATCTTTGTAAGTTCAGCGTCGTCTACGCCTACGATCACCATTTATGACGTGCAAACCGGCACCGCCACTACAATGGTCGGTGTGTTTACGCCAGTTGGTGCTACGTTTTATCCTTTTGGCTCTTTAGATGGGGCATTTTTTAACCAAGGGCTAAACGTGGTGCTTGGTGGTACGGTCGCTGCAACTGTCATTTACGAATAAAGGGTTGCCATGAGCCGCTTAATTTTTGATGCCGATACATTAGGCGGCACAACCACTTTATCTTCTGCTGATGCAGTCGGTAATTTTACGATTACCGTGCCCGCTGTTAACGGCACGTTGTCCATCAAAGATTCGTCCAACGACGCAACCTTTCGTAACATTACGTTGACCGGTGCGGTGCTTGCCGGTGCGTGGAACGGCTCGACCATTACGGTGCCTTACGGTGGCACGGGTGCGGTAACTTTGACGGGTTACGTCAAGGGCAATGGCACAAGTGCCATGACTGCCTCGGCGACCATCCCTAGCACCGACATCACCGGTTTGGGTACGATGTCGGTACAAAACGCTACTGCCGTGACTATCACCGGCGGTACAGCCAACAGTTTGGTTCTTGGCGGGTCTACTCCCGCCGCTGCCACGGTCACAACGCTACGCATTGACTCAACTCTGTCTTTAGCCGGTGCAACGGGTACGGCAGGGCAAGTGCTGACTTCTAACGGTGCGTCTGCCCCAACTTGGCAGACCATTGCTGGTTCAGGTACGGTCACTTCAATTGACGGTTCAGGCGGCACAACAGGTCTGACCCTGACCGGTGGCCCAATCACTTCAAGCGGTACGCTGACCTTGGGTGGCACTTTAGCTTTGGCTAATGGCGGTACAGGTGCTACGACCGCTGCTGCTGCGCGCACAGCCTTAGGTTTAGGCACAATTTCTACCCAAGCCGCAAGTGCTGTTGCCATTACCGGTGGCACAATTGCCGATACTAGTATCACAGTAAAAGACAACGTATTTACGCTGCAAGACGAAGCTGACCCGACCAAGCAAGCGCAGTTTCAGTTGAGTGCAATTGGCACAGGTGTTACAGCTACTTATACGATGCCCGCTGCTACGGGAACAATTGCGGCACTTAATGCGGCGCAAACTTTTACAAGTACAACAACTTTTTCTGCCCCTAACGGTAATTTTGTAACTGGTTCAACAAGCGGGACTGCAAACTTTGCTTCAAGCGCAACCATTTCGGGTGCAACCAAAACCGTCAACGTAGGTACAGGCGGTCTAAGCGGCTCGACTACAAACATTGCCATTGGTTCAAGCGTATCAGGTGCAACAAGCACGACTACGCTTAATGGTACGGTCAACGTAGCTAGTGTTTTGCAACTTGCCGGTTCAGCGGGTACAAGCGGTCAAGTTTTAACTTCGGCGGGTACAGGTGTAGCACCAACCTGGACAACAATATCTGCTGGCGGTGTTTCAGCCGGTAAAGCAATCGCTTTTTCAATTATTTTTGGACTATAAATCATGGCTGCTCCTAATATTGTCAACGTCACTACAATGCTCGGCAAATTGGTGACTGCTGATTTATCAACAACGTCTGCAACGTCAGTCGTAAGCAACGCTGCCTCAAGCGGCAAAGTGCTTAAAATTGATTCGCTTGTAGTGGCTAACATTGACACCGCAAACTCGGTCAACATTACGGTTAACCATTATTCAGCGGCAGCACTTGGCGGCACGGCAACACCTATTGCCTCGACCATTTCAATTCCTCCTAATTCAAGCCTGATTGTGATTGATAAAACAACCATGATTTATCTTGAAGAGAATATGTCGATTGGTGCTATTGCCGGTACGGCAGCTAAGTTAAAAGTCGTTTGTTCTTATGAGGACATTTCGTAATGGCTTTAGGCAACCAAGGGCAGATTGGGCCATACCGCGCACCAACAAGTGGGATGCTGCGGTTGTCGACATTGCAACAAAATAAAAACGAACCTTATGCTGCCCAATATTTAATGGCAGCAGGGGGTGGTGGCGGCGGTTCAGATCGAGGCGGTGGTGGCGGTGCGGGCGGCGTATTAACTGGCTCATTGACTTTCGCCGTTGGCACGACTTACACGGCTACGGTAGGTGCCGGTGGAAACGGCGCAGTTTATACCGTTACCCCAGGGACTGTTGGGGGAAACACAACTTTTAGCCCCGTGGCTACAACCGCCATTGGCGGCGGTCTTGGCGGCGGTCAAACTGCTGGTGGTTCAATAAATGGATCATCTGGCGGCTCAGGTGCAGGTGGCGGTGGGGGTAACGGTAATACGGGTTCAAGCGGCGCAGGCACATCAGGGCAGGGAAATGCCGGAGGAAGCGGTAACGGTGGGGCTAACCCAAACAATTCCGGCGGCGGTGGTGGCGGTGCAGGCGGTGCGGGCACAGCAGCACCATCAGGAACGGCTAACGGCGGTGCGGGGGGAGTTGGCGTATCTTCTAGCATCACCGGTTCAGCACTTTTTTACGGTGGTGGTGGTGGTGGGTCTGCTAACAACAACTCAAATGGAACCGCCGGTGCGGGCGGTAACGGTGGGGGTGGTGCGGGTGGGGATGCAACTAACAGTACTGGCGGTATAGCCGGAACAGCAAACACAGGCGGCGGTGGCGGCGGTGCTGCTGGCGTAGCGTTAACCAACGGGGGCAATGGCGGCTCGGGGGTTGTAATCCTTTCTGTGCCTACCGCAAAATATTCAGGCGTTACAACAGGTTCACCAACAGTTACTACTTCAGGCTTAAATAAAATTATTAAATTTACTTCGTCGGGGAGCTATACAGCATGAGTTACTTTGCAAAAGTACCAACGCTTACAAACGGCAAAGGCATCGTTGAAAACGTAATTGCTGCTGAACAAGATTTTATTGACTCAGGTTTAGAAGGCGACCCAAGTATGTGGTGGCAAACCTCATACAACACTCGAGGCAACGTGCATTACGGCCCCGACGGTCAACCGGACGGCGGTGTGCCGTTGCGCGCAAACTACGCCGGTATTGGTTACACACTAGATACAACCGTTGTTCAGGACGGTGTAACTGGCGTGTTTTACGCGCCTCAACCATTCCCGTCTTGGATTTTAAATACCCAAACGTATTTGTGGGAAGCGCCTGTGCCTTACCCCACAGATGGAAAAACTTACTATTGGGATGAAGCAACAGAATCATGGGTGCTTGCGCCCGTATAGTCTAAGTAATATACTAATCGTACTGGTGCGATCCACCAGGACTCCTCGGAGTTACAAATGTCAGATGAAGTAAGTTCAGCGGAAGTACCCGCGCCGACACCGGAAGTTACGGCAGAACCGGTTGTTGAAGTATCTGCGCCGGAAGTACCCGAAGCAGCACCTAAGACCTTCTCACAAGAGGAATTAGACGCAGCCATCGGCAAGCGGCTCGCACGCGAGCAGCGAAAGTGGGAAAGGGAAAGAGCGGTTCAACCTGTTGCGCCTCAAGCACCGGTCACGCCCGAGCAGTTTGCCTCAAACGAAGATTATGTCGAAGCATTGGCAGAGCAACGTGCGGAGCAAAAACTAGCCGAGCGAGATCAGCGCAGACAACAAGCTGAAATACTCGAAACCTATCACGACAAGGAAGAGGAAGTTCGTGCGAAGTATGAGGACTTTGAACAAGTCGCATACAACCCGAATCTGCCTATTACTACCGTGATGGCCCAATCTATTCAGGCCTCGGACAACGGCCCCGAAGTGGCTTATCACTTAGGTGCAAACCCCCGAGAAGCGGAACGGATTTCACGTCTTTCGCCTATCATGCAAGCCAAAGAGATCGGTAAGATTGAGGCTCAGTTAGCCGCAAACCCACCGGTCAAAAAGACTTCAAACGCGCCAGCGCCGATTTCACCTGTATCAGCACGATCATCCGGTTCTCCGGCATACGATACGACTGATCCACGCTCTATCAAGTCAATGTCTACTTCCGAGTGGATTGAGGCAGAAAGATTGCGTCAGGTAAAGAAGCACGAAGCGCGTACCCTCCGCTAACTTATTTTAGGAATTATCATGGCAAATAGCATTCTAACCATTGACATGATCACCCGTAAATCCCTCGAAATCCTCGAGAACAACTTGGTGATCAGTCGCAACGTCAATCGTCAGTACGACGATTCATTCGCCGTTGAAGGCGCAAAAATTGGTTCAACCCTGCGTATTCGCTTACCCGATCGCGCATTGGTAACTGACGGCGCCGCCTTGCAAGTGCAAGACGACAACGAACAGTTCACAACTTTGACTGTTTCAAGTCAAAAGCACATTGGCGTGAACTTCACCTCTGCCGAACTCACCATGCAATTGGATGACTTCGCAGAACGCGTTCTCAAGCCTCGCGTTTCACAGTTGGCATCAAGCGTTGACGCTGACGTGGCAACCGCCTACAAAGGCATTTACAACTCGGTGGGTACACCTGGCTCAACTCCTTCGACTTCTTTGGTTCTGCTCCAAGCACAACAGAAGTTGAACGAATTCGCCACACCCATGAACCCACGTTACGCGACTGTTAACCCAGCCGCCAACGCCGGTTTGGTCGAGGGCTTGAAAGGTCTGTTTAACCCAACTGGTACTATCAGCCGTCAATTCAAGAACGGTATGATGGGCGAAGGCGTATTGGGCTTAGACGAGATCAATATGTCGCAGTCGATTGTTCAGCACACAACCGGTGTCACACCAACTGCCCCTATCGTGGCAACTGCTGTGTCTACCCAAGGTGCAACATCACTTGCCATCAGCTTCACAAGCGGCTCACCCACGTTCAAGATTGGTGACGTGTTCACCATTGCTGGCGTGTATGCAGTCAACCCACAAACCCGTCAATCAACTGGCGCTTTGCAGCAATTTGTCGTAACTGCTGACGTAACTGTTTCGTCAACAACTACCGCAACGCTGACAGTTCAGCCACCTATCTTCACTCCTGCAAACGCCTTGGCTACCGTGGATTCGTTCCCCGCTGCCAGCGCTGTGCTGACGTTCTTGGGTGGATCAGCTACAACATACCCGCAAAACTTGATCTATCACAAAGATGCGATCACGTTGGCGACTGCTGACTTGCTGTTGCCTCAAGGTGTGGACATGGCTTCGCGCCAAGTGCATAACGGTATTTCGTTGCGTATCGTACGTCAGTACGACATCAACAACGACCGTATGCCTTGCCGTATTGACGTGTTGTACGGCTTTAACGCGGTTCGTCCGGTCACAGCCGTCCGTATGTGGGGCTAAACAGAGTGGGGGGCGCAAGCCCCCTTTTCTAAACTTTTCAAAGGAATTTCAACATGGCACTTCCAAATGGCGCAGGTGGCTATCAAATTGGTGATGGCAATCTCGGCGAGGTTATCCTCGGAACTCAACAAGCACCAGTAGCTAAAACAGCAGCGGCCACACTGACCGCCGCTGAATTAGCAACAGGTATCATCACTTATACTGGCGCAGCCGTTAACTTGACCATGCCCTTGGGTACTGATCTTGACGCAGCGTTCTCAAGCATGAAAGTTAACAGTTCGTTTGACTTTCACATCATCAACATCGGTGGCACAAACGCCGCTACGGTTACGGCTAACACCGGCGTGACTTTGGTTGGTGTTGCAGCAGTTTCGGCTAACACCGCTTGCAATTGGCGCGTTCGCAAGACCGCTGACGCAACTTACGTCGCTTACCGCGTAGCTGGTTAACGCGTAGAGGGGCGGGCGATCCTCGCCCCTCGCAACGGGATTCTCAATGCACATTTACCTAAAGCACCCAATCCACGGCACTAAAGTGGCAATTTCTGATTTGGAAGCCAAAGCTGACGTCAAAAACGGGTGGGAAGTATATAATTTGGACGCGCCAGCAGAAAAGGCTGCGCCTGTAAACGAGTTAAAACGACGTCGTAAAACGGAGTAGGCATGACCACAACCACAGCCGGTGATCAAATCAATGGGGCGTTACGCCTAATCGGTCAACTGGCTGAAGGTGAAGAACCGTCGGCTGCGACCGCTACCGACGCGTTAGCCGCACTCAATCAGATGATTGACTCATGGAACACCGAGCGTTTGTCGGTGTTTTCTACCCAAGATCAAGTCTTCTCTTGGTTGCCAAACTTTGCCACGCGCACGCTTGGCCCCACGGGCGACTTTGTAGGCAACCGCCCTATTTTAGTAGATGACTCGACTTACTTTCGTGACCCGTCATCTAACATTTCGTTTGGCATTAAGCTAGTCAATCAGCAGCAATACAACGGCATTGCGGTTAAGACCGTGACGTCAACCTACCCTCAAGTCATGTTTGTTAACATGACTTACCCCGACATTACGATGACCGTCTATCCGGTGCCCACCAAGGTATTGGAATGGCACATTGTGTCGGTGCAAGAATTAACTACCCCCGCGTTGTTGTCTACGCCCTTGGCGTTCCCGCCAGGCTATCTTCGCGCATTCCGCTACAACTTAGCGTGTGAACTAGCACCCGAGTTTGGTGTTGAGCCTAGCCCTCAAGTGTCGCGCATCGCCATGTATTCTAAGCGTAATTTGAAACGCATCAACAACCCCGACGATATTATGTCGCTGCCCTATTCGATTGTTGCAACGCGTCAGCGGTTCAATGTGTATGCTGGAAATTTTTAATCATATTCACTATGCTTACCTTTAACAAAACCTTTCACGCCTTTGACAGACCGCAAAAGCCCTTTGCTTTTGTATCTGTCAATTGCGTGTTTAATGTTTTGCTGATGAGTAACAATTTCAAGATTTTCAAGTCTGTTATCTTGTCTATCAAGGTTTTTATGATTAATCTCAAGACGTCCTTCAATAGGCCCGACAAACGCTTCCCAAATACACCTGTGTATAGATCGATGTTTGTATACGCCGTCTTTGCTTGGCGTAAAATAAATGTAAAAGTCAGACCCTACTTTAGTTTTAACAGGTCGAAATTTAGCGTCGCCTTTCCATGTTTTACCTTGCTTAATAGAGTGCGCGGTGGTTATGCTTGTTTGCAAAAACTCAGCCACACGTTTAAGCGTAGCGCCGTCGCAAAACATTTGCTTGGCGGATTCAATTTGCTCTGCGGAAAACAACTTTCCTCTAGCCATGCGCCTAATATTTCCTTGGTCGCTAATTTCGTACAACCCCTCAAACCCCAATACAGGTTTCCACATTTCCATAGTTTAACTCCTTTTAAGTTAAATAGGAGTGTAGCATGAAGTCGCCTATCCTCGGCTCCGCATACACGGCTCGCAGCGTCAACGCTGCTGCCAACCGTATGGTCAATTTGTTTCCCGAGGTAATTCCCGAAGGCGGGCAAGAGCCCGCGTTTCTGAACAGGGCTCCAGGGCTACGTTTGGTCACGTCTGTTGGCACCGGCCCCGTGCGGGGGCTATGGACGTTTGACAACAATATGTACGTCGTGTCGGGCAATACGCTGTACAAGGTAGACACCGAGTACACCATTACAGCGCTTGGCACGGTCGCCAATGATGGCCCTGTGTCAATGACCGACGATGGCATTCATTTGATGGTGGCGTGTAACGGGCCAAGTTTTGTCTACAACGCTGACACAGACGAGTTTGGGCAGATTACTGACCCCGACTTTCCTGGCGCACTAACCGTGTCGTATCTTGCAGGCTACTTTGTTTTCATAGAACCCTCTAGCCAGCGCGTATGGACGTCTACGCTCTTAGACCCACTCTCTATCGACCCACTTGATTTTGCAAGCGCAGAGGGCGATCCTGACCATTTGGTGTCATCTATTACCGACCATTCTGAGATTTGGTTGTTTGGTGGCAACTCGGTCGAGGTTTGGTACAACGCCGCCGCAGCGGGTGCGGGTTTTCCCTTACAGCGAATCCAAGGCGCGTTTAACGAAATTGGTTGCGCTGCAACATTTTCCGTTGCCAAATTGGATAACGGGGTGTTTTGGTTAGGCTCGGACGACCGTGGTCGAGGCATTGTCTACCGTTCACAAGGCTACACCGGTGTGCGAATTAGCACCCACGCAGTCGAGTGGCAGATTCAGCAATACGGTGACATTTCTGACGCCATTGCCTACACCTACCAACAAGACGGTCATGCGTTTTACGTTTTGACCTTCCCCACCGCGCAAGCGACTTGGGTGTTTGATGTTGCCTCACAAGCGTGGCATGAGCGGGCAAGTTTTACCAATGGCGACTTTAGTCGTCACCGCAGCAATTGCCAAGTGTCGTTTAACCAAGAGATTATCGTAGGCGATTTTCAAAACGGCAATTTGTATGCTTATGATTTGAACGTCTACGCTGACGGCCCCCGCATTCAGAAATGGTTGCGTTCATGGCGCGCGCTCCCCACCGGCACTAATAACTTTAAACGTACTGCCCAGCATTCGTTGCAACTGGATTGCGAAACCGGTGTGGGTCTGCCAGGCGTGACTGAGGTGCCTGGGCGCATTTACTTGAGCCCCTTGGTAATATCAGGCTCGCTTGGTATTGTCGATCAGATTGAAATTATTAACGCTGTAGACGACTTTGTGCAGCCTCAAGTCATGTTGCGCTGGTCAGATGACGGCGGTCACACTTGGTCAAACGAGCATTGGAAATCAATGGGCGGCGTAGGCGAGTACGGCACCCGCGTCATTTGGCGCCGCCTTGGTATGACTTTAAAACTGCGTGATCGGGTTTATGAGCTTTCAGGCACCGATCCGGTCAAGATTGCCATTATGGCGGCAGAACTTGACGTTGAGGCAACCAAAGCATGAACCCCACCCAAATCACCGCGCCACGCGTTCCGCTTGTAGACCCTAGAACGGGGCTAATCTCGCGCGAGTGGTTTAGGTTTCTTAATGCAATATACGAACAACTAGGCGGGGGCACGGGT